CGCCACGACGGACGAGTTCTCCCACGCCACGACGGACGAGTTCTCCCACGCCACGACGGACGAGTTACCCCACGCCTCGACGGACGAGTTCTCCCGCGCCACGACGGACGAGTTCTCCCGCGCCTCGACGGACGAATTACCCCGCGCCTCGACGGACGAGTTCTCCCGCGCCACGACGGACGAGTTCTCCCACGCCACGACGGACGAGTTCTCCCACGCCACGACGGACGAGTTACCCCACGCCTCGACGCGGCAGCCGATGACCACTGCGATGTTTCCTTCAGCCACGCACGCATCAAACTCGATCTGGCTACGAACCTCGATTCTCTTTTTCATGGCAATTGTCCTTTTGGTCTTGGTTGATGGTTGGTCAAAGTCTCTTTGTTCGCTCCGCTCTCTCGCCCCGCTCTCTCTTCGCCCGCTCAATCGCCGGCGTCATGTTTTTTCCTCGGTTGCTACGATCCCCTCCGCGATGCGGCGGGTCTTCGTAGAACGGCGTCATCCTCATCGCCTCTTTCCCTTCGGTCTTCATGGGTCGCTCTAAAAACTCGTCAACCGGCCATAGGCCGCAATCAACAGCGCATCCGCACGTCCGTGGTGTTTCTTCAGGTTCAACTCGCCGGCGGTCTGGGGAAACAACTGCTTGGCCCGAAGTATCGAAGCGCCCTTTTCCTTCCCCATGCCGTCCATCATGCGGCGCTTCCAAGTCACGGCGGAGACGACGGTGTACGGCAGCTTGAGACCCGCCAAGACGCCGACCAACAAGCCGAATCCGAATCCCGTCTTAAACGTGCTGGCGACGCCTTGCTCCGGCATGGACTGCTGGCGCTCGATGGTGGCGTGCGATCGGCAGTAGATTCCGTCGAGCTGCAGAATCGAGGCAAGCTCGCTGGCGTCGTATTCGCTCTTGGCGCCTTTGCCCGACTTGACCTTGCGCACGGGCATGTCGAAGAAACGCACCGAGCCGTCTTCCAGAATTGCGGCGATGGCGCCCGATACGCCTGGGTCGATTCCAATGTGAGTGGGCATTAAAGGTCTCCTGCGTATTGGGAGGGGTCGGGGGTTCTAGCGGGTTTCGCTATGTTCAAATCTGGCTGACTTAGCCGCAACCGCCGCCTGCGCAACGGAATCGTCATCGTCAACATAAAGAATGCCTTGCCCAGCCGGATCGCTGCAATCGGTTGGGCCAAACATAATGCAATGCCCGGCAAACCAGTCTCGATGCGAGTGAATTTTACGTATCAGCACGTTGTTCCATTCCTCGGTTGAATCGCTGTCGTCGCTTTTTTGTTTGCCGAGAAAGTGCTCCCACCTATCAATCACAAACCCAATGCCTGGATGTTCCGTCGGGAGTCCGTGAAAGAGAAACGCATGCTTGCGAGTCATCGTCGCCAACTGTTTCAATAGAAGAATCTCTATTTCCGTAGGTCGCGGTCCTTTGATTTCGACCCAGAGCTTGTCTTCGGTCAGGTAGAAGTCGGGCAGATACCTACCAGACAACAACTCAAATCCTTCCTTTTCATATTCCCAAGGTATGCCGAGTGCATCAAAGAACACCGCCCACCTCGCCTCTAGTCTGCTGCGAAATCGGTAGCCCTTGTATCTCGTTTCGATTGCCTTAATCGTCCCCATCGCCGCCTCCTGGGTATTCGTGTTCGTCGGGATTGAAGATTGTTCCGCTCTGCGGCGTGGCTCGTCGCTTCGGCGGCGGTTCTTGACGGCGCCCGTTGCTGCGCGGCGCTGGCTTGAACGCATCCCGCTCGACATAGACCGTCTCGAAGCGGGTGAACTCGGCGAACCAGGCCAAATCGATGCGGCCCGTGGCGCCGGCCCGATTCTTCTCCACCAGAATTTCGGCCAAGTTGTTGAACTCCGCCGGGTTCGTGCGGTAGTAATCCTCGCGGTGGACGAACCAAACTTGGTCGGCCTCCTGTTCGATGGCGCCGCTTTCGCGCAGGTCCGAAAGCCGCGGGCGCTTCTCGACCGACGATTCAACGCGGCGGTTGAGCTGCGCCAAGCACAGGATCGGCACGTTCAGCTCGCGGGCCAAAGTTTTGAGTCGCGTGGCGATGGCGGCCACCTGCTGCTCGCGCGGCGCCCGGCTGTCGTCCGGGTGAATCCGTTGCAGGTAATCCACGATCACCAGGTCCAGCTTGCGGCGCCGTTTCTGACGCCGGCAGACCGCGGCGATTTCCGCCATGTTGCGGCCGGGCGTGTCGTCGATGAACAGCGGCGCCGGCGAGAAGCGGTTCGATTGCTCCGTCATCCGGCCGCACTCGTCCGAGGTCAGGTTCCCGTTGCGGGCGTTGCGGCTATCGACGCGAGCGCGGCCGCAGACGATCCGCTCGGCGAGTTCCAGGCGGTGCATTTCCAGAGAGAAAAATAAAACCGTCTTGGACTGGTCGAGCGACACCTTCTCGGCGACGTTCGTTGCAAGGGCCGATTTCCCCATGCCGGGCCTCGCCGCCAGGATTATCAATTCGCCGCCGCGCAGGCCGCCGACCAGTTGGTCCAAGTCGGTGAACCCCATTCGCAGTCCAGACTGGCCCTTGCGCTCCAAGCGGCTTTCGAGGTCGTTCATGGCTTCCATCAGCACGTCGCAAACCGGAAGGGCGTCGCTGGCTTGACGCTGGTCGAGGATGCCGAACACGGCGGCTTCGGCGCGAGCGATCAACTCCCGCGGCTCAACATCGCGGGCCGCTCGTCCCAGATTCAAAATCGAACACCCCGCGTCGATCAGGTCGCGCAGAATCGAGCAGTCGCGGACCAGTTCGGCGTAGTGGACCGCGTTGTGGTGCGTCGGCACCGATTCGGAGATTTCGTGCAGCACATGAAAGCCGCCGGCATCGTCGAACTTTCCGGCCCTTTTGAGATGCGCGACGAGCAAGACCGTATCGGGGCGCTTGTTCGCCTCCCGCAAGTCGAGCATCGCCCGGTAGATCATCCGAAACTGCGGAACGTGAAAATCCCGCTCGCGCAGGACCAGGGCCACGTCATCGAGCTTTTCGACGTCCAGCAAGCAGCAGCCGAGTACGGCCTTCTCGGCGTCCTCGTTGCGCGGCGGCCCGGCGAGTTCCAAGGCATCAAGGCTTTTCGTGGGATCGGTCATAGCGGGGACTTGGGTTCGGGGATAAGATTCGATACCGCACCTAACATGGCGCGCTGTAGCCGCGTTCGTGCCGACTGCTCTTGTGATTCTGAAATCACGTTGCGGCGCCCCTTGCCGATGATGCTTCCAAACAGCCTGGCTGGCTGTTTGCCGACCTCTAGGGCACGTTCCGCCGCCGAGAACACAAACAGCAGGTCGCGGTAGTCGCTGGAAATTACGGGCCTCGAAGCGCTGGCCGCGCATCTCGCCCAGTTCATCAATCGCTCGTCATCGCGCAAAACCTCTTCGGATAGTCCAAAAAAAACCCCGGAACCGGAACCGGTTTTTACTGATACTGGTTCTGGTTCTGGTTCTGGTTCTGGGGAACGCTCACGTAACGGTGGTGTAACGCTTGTGTAACGCTCGTGTAACGCTTGCATCGTTACATCGGCGTTACAATTGTCCTCTCTGCCGCTGCGATGTTTCGCGACGCGCTGTGCTGTTTTGATGCGTGAGCGCGCGGTTTTTCCAAAGCGAGCGGAGAAATTTGGCAGTCGAGCGCCTTGAGCGGACACCTCAAGCCACCCGACAGACACGACGGATTCCCAAAACGGTTTGTCGCCGCCGCACTTTGCCGCCAGGGCGTGGAAGCCCGTGCCCGGCAAGAATCCGTCGGTCGTGTGGCGATCAAACCAGCGCCAAAGAAGAAACAGGCGACCGCAAATCGAGTCGATGGGAACGCCGGTGGACTCGAAGATCGCAGAGACCTCCGCCTTATCGGGCAATTCGTGATCCATCGCAATATAGTCGCCGGCCATGACGTTGCTCGTTCACTCCCTTCCGCGGCCCCTTGCCGCGGTTTGCGTCCTTCGCTTCGCCCGTCGCGGGCCTATCCTGCGCCGGCCTCCGATGGTCGGTGCTGTCTCAATAAAAAGGCGATTGGCGGGGCTTGAGTACCCGCTAACGTGAAATCCTACTCCGACTGCGCCACCGCCAGAGGCAAGTTGACGGGTTCTCCGCAGTCGGCCGATTGGGTGCCATTCACTTGCTTGCGCTTCACGTCCTTACCCAACTAAACACGTCCTTCCGTGCTGCAATCGCCAAGCAAGACAGGTTGGCGGCCCTGCGGCCGGTCCCGTCCCGCAAACTCTTCCATGTCAAAAACTGCCTGGCTTCGACCACCAGGGCGTGAGGAGCGAGGTATATGATGGGCCCGTTACGGCACAACGCTCCAGGTTGCGGCCCGCTCGATGGCCGCTGTCACCCGGTCGCTAAAACGGAATATCGTCGTCGGGAATGTCGCCGTTCGGAGGTACGGTCTCTTTCTTTGTCTCCGCCTTCGGCGCGGCTGCCGCTTCAGCTTCCGGCTTGGCCAGCGCCTTCAACTGCTTGCCGTAAAGATTGTCGAGCGCCTTCAATCCCTTTTGGTCGAGCGGTTCAAGCGTCGGTCGGCCTCGATCCTGATGGATTCCCCACTTTTCTTTCATCTTGCCCTGGTACTCTTCGTGCTCGCAAAATAGAGCGACCTCGTTACCTGAAAGATCCACAAATCCGGCGGTCTCGGGGTCGAGAAATCGGAAGCCCGGCTTGGAATATCCCAGCGCGGCAAGCTGCTCGATTACCCGATCCACGGTTTTGTCCGTGATATACAGGTAGACCGTTCTCTCGCCCTGCGGGCAGCGGAGCAATTCGCCCTGCGGGTCTTGTAGGTTGACGCGCCCGAGGATGTCGAAAGACGCCGCGAAGAATGGCGTTTTCTTTTCCTTCGATTCGCCCATGCCCTGCGCCTTGAGCTTGCCCCAGTAGCGACCCTGTTCGTAGTATGGTCCGGCCATTATTCACCTTCCTTTTTCGCTTGACGGCCGGCCTTGATGGCGGCGACCAAATTGGAATAAGCCTCGCGCCCCGAATTGCCCATGTCGATTTCTTCCGGCAAGTTGTGCCGGTTCTTGGCGTCGAACGCGGCGCCATATTCGGTGTACATGCACCGCGTCTTGCCGCCCTTGGCCTTGGCCTTTTGCTTGGCGTCGTCCCCCTTGGAGAACGCCACTTCGTAGTTGGCGAAGATCACCAAGTCGGCCCACTTGTGCGTGAGCGACCACGTTTTATGGTGGACATCAACGCAATAGCGATCGTAGTCGGGGCCTTCCGGGTTCTTGAACGGCGCCACCTTGGCGTGGCCCAAGAGCATGACGCTCATCTGTCGCTCGTCACGCAGCCGGTCCAAGGCGTTGATGAACGCCCGCCAATCGGTCAGAGCGGTTTCGTAGCCGCGGGCATACGACAAAAACCCGCGCTCATTCATCTGGTCGCCGTAGTCGCGACGGCAGACCTCTTCGTGACATAGCGACTCAAAGCCGCCCATTGCATCGACCGCCAGTGCACGGAAGGAATGCTCGCCCGTGCGAAGCTGTTCCAGCATTTCGAGCGCGTCGGTCCACTTCTCCGCGGCCGGTAAGACGCCGATTTCCGGCGGCACGATCCCAGCCTCTTTGAGACGGTTGATGCCGTCTTCCTGCCGGTCGATCAGAAACACTACGTCCTTGATGGACGCCGCCAGGCTCGTTTTTCCGATGCCTGGAGGGCCGTAGAAAATCATCGCCGAAGGTCGTTGCTTGACCGACCGCGAAACGTCATTGAGCCAATTGCGGCTCGTCGCTGTTGGGTTTCCCGATCTCGTTGACGGGGGAACCCTGGATGTCGTTGACATCGTTCGACTCCTCTTGAGCACGGAAGCAATTCCACCACGCCTCCAAGGCTCGATGAAACAAGCTCCCAAAAAACAGACTTTCTTTTTCCTCTTCGTCGTACCTCTCGATTCCAAGCTGATATTGGTAATACTCTTTGCGCCGGCACGTCTGAAAACACCGGACGCGGCTGTTGGTCAATACGTCCTTGCCTTCCCCAACCGCGCCATCAAGTTCGGGATGAACCGATTCGCGGCGCTGCCAGCGGTCGCTATCGGGCGTATCGTGGCCCGAACAAATCCCCAGGAAGTTGCAGGGCGAACCATACAACATGCAGGCGCCGGAGTTGCGAGGTGGCAGCTTACCGGCAGCGATCTTGGCCCGCGAATAGAGCATGTCTTGGCTGTGCTCCCACAACTCGGCGGCGTATTCCACGATCTCGCTATCGAGCCGCGGAACCGCGCGCCGCTGAAAGTACCAGCCCGGTCGCTCGACCGTGCAATCGTGGGCCAGCCGGAACGAATACATCTCGGCGCTCTCGCGCTCTTCGCCTTGCGAGAGGGCCATGAGGTCTTCGTTGCTGACCTCGTTGCCGAAGTAGACGCCTTCAGCGACAACCGACGCCCGCTCGGCCTTGGTCAGCTTCTTGGGCGAGATGCTGGGCTTTCTGACACAATCCCAAACTGCGTTGTCAATCTTGATGCCGTCCATCCACGCCAACAGCATGTACTGATTGACCTGGCCTTCAATGACGAGTTGCCGCCAGTACGGTGCGTCGGGATCGGAAATATCTTGCGTCGTCGTCTTGTGGTCGATAAGGATTTTTTGGCCGGCGTAGGTGCAAAGCACGTCCAGCTTGCCGGCTGTGGTGAAGCTCCGGCTCTGCCGTTGCGTCTCGGGGTTGATGAGGTTCTTGTGGATGACCTGTTCGACTGCGAAGGGGACGTAGCCGGCGTCCTTCCATCGCGCGTTATAGCCCACCATCAGCCCTTTGGCCTTCGCCGCGATGAGCCGCTGCTTATCGTCCAGCGTCTCGCCCAACTCGGCGTCAATCGCCTGGCAGGCTCGCTCCAAGGCCCACTCCCCCTTGATTTCAGTCGCCATCGTTCGCTCCCTTATGGGCTAATTTCATAGCGGCGGTGCCTTG